ACAGGGGTTCAACTCCCCTCATCTCCACTTTGTGGCCTTATACAAACCCCGGTGTACTTCATCCAGGGCGTATTCAAGGCCACATTTCCTTTTGCCGGATAGGCAGAAAGAGGACCGGTCTGTTTGATCGGTCCTCTTTTCGTGCTCCAAAATATTCTCGCGGAATGACAGAAATCGTCAGAAAATGTCACTTTCTGTCATAAAATGTCAAGAACTGACATATTATGACAAAATCGAGAAAATTCTGACGATTTCTGCTATGATCCGCAGGAAGGAGCATGGTCGGTATGATCAGAATTTTACTGTCCGCGCGTCTCGGCGAAAGACGCTGGACCCAAGCTGAGCTTGCTGCCAAGGCCAACATCAGACCGGGAACCATCGGAAAGATGTACCACGAGATGTCAGACCGGATCAGCCTTCACGAGCTGGACAAGATCTGCCACGTACTGGAATGCGACATCACGGACATTCTTGTTCGGGATGGTGCGGATCCGCTGGCCGAAGAAGCTGACGACAGAAAGCAAGGCTAACCATTCTCCCCGGGCCTCAGGAGTTGCAGCTCCTGGGGCCTTTCTACATTAGTCTCCTTCCGCAGGGTCATCGTTTTCGATCTTGATGACCGTCCCGTTCGGAAAAACGAAGGCCAGATCTGCGCCCATTGCTTTGGCAACCCTGACCAGGTCTTTCCCGTACCAGCTGTTTCTACCAATCTTGGTGGAAATGCCCTGCTTGGTGGTGTGAAACAATTCGATCAGGTCTTTTTGTTTCACGCCGGCCACGGTCATCGCGGCCTTCACGCAGTCGGAAATTTTCACGTGCTCACCTCCTCGAGACTACCTTACCACCCGCCGGAGGGGTTTGTCAACAACAAAATCGGACTTTTTTAACATTTTTTCGGAAAAAGTCCGAAAATACCCTTGACAAGTCCGACTGAAAGTAGTACCATTATCACGAACCGGGGAACGAACCCGGGGAAAGAAAAGGAGGAACCCCGAAATGAAGTCCACTGAAATCAACGCCATCTTCTCCGCGAAGGTCAATGAGCTGCTGGCCGCTGGGTACCAGATCAACACCAACACGATGGACGGAAGCCAGGGCGAAATCGCCAAGATCGACTTCCGGAAGAACGACGAAGTGATCCGCCTGGTTCTCCACCGTGAAACGATCTGGGGCGAAAGCTTCCGCGCCACCGACGCGATTGTCCTCACGGTTGGCCGGTGCAACGATGAACGGGTCATCAGCGCCAAGGGCTTCACCCGGGACGCCATCATCTGGAACAACCGGCTGGAAACGATCGAAGAACGGACATTCTTCCAGATCGGGGAACGCCGCGGAGCAGACTGGTATCTGGAAGGCGAAGAAGCAGTGACGGCCATCCAGAAGAACCGCTCCCGCTGGGAATCGCAGTGGGAAAACGCGTTCGGAACGAGCCCGCACCCCAAGAAGGAGTACAAGGACGAAGCTTCCAAGAAGGCCGTCCTTCCCGCCGTCCGGCGTCACCTGGGGAAGCCGAAGATGAAGCTCGAGCGGATCGACACCGTCACCCGCCGCTGGGACGAGAACAACAACCGGTACGAATACGTTGTCAAGACCGTCGGCAAGAACATTGTCCGGCTGCACTGATTGAACAGACTGAAAGGAGACGAAGACCATGACCACCATCCAGAATCAGAACTTCGGCATCGAGATCGAGCTCACCGGAATCACCCGCGAACAGGCGGCTGCACAGATCGCTCACTACTTCGGCACTGAGTATCACTTCATCGGCCAGGGATGCTACAACATCTGGGGAGCCACCGACCGGAAGGGCCGGACCTGGAAGTGCGAACGGGACGCCAGCATCCGCTGTGAGGATAAGCATCATCGCTCCCTCTCCGATCTGTACTCCTGCGAAGTGGTCAGCCCGATTCTTCAGTACGACGATCTGGAAGATCTGCAGAACATCGTCCGGAATCTCCGGGAAGCCGGCGCCCTGGCCAACGATTCATGCGGAATCCACGTCCACGTCGATGGAGCCAACCACACGGCGGACTCGCTGATCAACCTGGTGAACCTCTTCACCGGCCGGCAGGATCTTTTCTACGAAGCCCTGCAGAATGAGAGCCGGATGAACAGCTGGTGCCAGAAGACCAGCAAGGAAATGATGAAGGCCATGCGGAAGGGCGAGCACACCAAGGAAGCGATCGAACGAGTGTACTACTCTCAGCTGAACAACGGCTACACCGGCCGGATTGACCACAGCCATTACTGCAGGGCCCGGTACCGGGGATTGAACCTTCACGCCCTGTACACGAAGGGAACCGTGGAATTCAGGCTGTTCAACGGCACGACCCACGCCGGAAAGATCAAGGCCTACGTTCAGTTCTGCCTGGCCATGAGCGCCTGGGCCATCAACGCGGAGAAGGTTCCCTTCTTCAAGGACACCACGGACTTCACGCCGGCCGAGAAGGCGAAGATCATGAACAACTTCCTGACGAAGCGGCTGCGGATGCGGGGCAAGGAATTCGAAACCGCACGGAAGCATCTGACCGCGGCCTTCGCCGCCTGATGGACGACGCCCCGCCGGTCGGGCCAAAGGCCGGCAGAAAGGATGAAACCGAATGAGAATCCTGGCCACATACCTCTTCAAGATGTACCGCCCAGGCCATGCGGTCTTCCGGTACAAGACCTTCCTCGCATGGGATAAGGCGGAGGCCTGGGACCTGGCTGATGAATGGGCGGACTGCAACGGATACGTTGACTTCGAGCTGATCAAGGAGGACAGAACATGAAACTTTATCTCGCTTATGGTTCCAATCTCAATAAGGCCCAGATGGCCGTCCGGTGTCCGGATGCGGTGCCGGTTGGCGTCACCCGGATCCCGAACTACGAGCTTGTGTTTCGCCGGAGCTATCTGACGATCGAGCCGAAGAAGGGCTGCTCCGTTCCGGTCGGTGTCTGGGAGATCAGCGAAGAGGATGAGAAGAATTTGGACCGCTACGAAGGCTTCCCCAGGTTTTACACCAAGCAGCTGCTCCCGCTGATGCTGAATGGCTTCGATGCATCCGGAAAGAAGAAAGTCTCCGAGAAGGTCGCGGACGCTATTGTCTACGTGATGAATGACGGATTCACGATCCAGATGCCGACCGGCCATTATTACGAGACCGTCCGGCAGGGATACATCGACTTCGGCTTCAAGCATGAAGACTTTGAAAAGCTCTGGAAGGCCATGGACTACGCCAGACGAAAGGGGGTGAGCTAATGCCGAAGGCAGTCATTCACTTCCGGTCTTGCCACGAGACTGGCAACATCTACTGGATACTTGGAGCGGTCCGGGATCAGATGCGGAAGGAACGCAGAATCACGGACTGGAATAACGCCTGGGAGCGCGTCCAGCAGACAGACTACGCAGGAGCGCTGAAGATCCTCCGGGAACTGGTAGATTTGATTGACGATGACGGGAGGTACTGAGGATGAAGAAACAATGGCTGGTTTTCTTCTACGCCGGCAGGGAGCTGCTCCGCTACTCTCTGGCCGGCACATTCCCGGGAGAACGGGAGAACACGATTCAGCTGCTGGCTGCGGAGCACGACATCCCGGCCAGCGCGATCTACTACGCGATAGTGACAGCATGAGGAGGAAAGCATGATTGATGACCGCACCCGGCAGATGATCGAATACTATCTGCCGAACCCGCCAGATCCGGATCTGGAAGACGGCGAATACTACTGGCTGCAGGAAGGCATGACTTCCAGAGTAATCCGCGTTTTTCCGCTGGATATCTTTCCGGTGAAAGACGGAACCGAGTATGGCATCTACACCAAGCGCGGAGGCAGATTGGTCAGACTGGACGCCGGATACGGTGATCCGCTGAAAGGTGTCCGGATGCATGACCTGTACGACAACAAGCAGGACTGCCGCGACCGTGCGCATAACACCTGCGAAGAATGGCAGGAGCTGCGCGAGATTCAAAAGAAGGAGGGATTGCTGTGAACTACTGTGTGCTTTTGGATTGCCTGTCCAACCGGGCCAAGCCCATTCAGCAGGTCAAAAAGACCGGCATTCTGCAGACGGCCTACGACCTGATCAGCTGTGAGACTGTCCAGCTGGTACCGCTTTATCCGGACCGCCTGCCGAAGGGATACGAGGCGGTCTGCGATGAAAACAGGTTCGGCAAGCTGCAGGTTTTCAATCCGCTGGCATCCTGGCTCTACGGATGCGATGACCATGGGGTGCCTATCATCAACAACGTGGTCATCTTCAAGGTGAAGAAGGATGACTTCGCCTGGATGACGGAAGAAGAGGCCCGGCAGATCGCGGACGATCTGAATGCCAGGGCAGATGAAATCTTCGATCTGACCATGTTCAAAGCGATGACCGCGCGGTAAACGCCCGGATTGCCGCCAAATTTAACCGGCAAGGCCCCTCTGATGTCGGGAACGAGTTGACGCCCACCCGACAGGTGGAGGGGCCTTTCTCGCGCTCTCAGGGCCAAATTGAACGAAATCTCCTGTTTACGTTGAACTGCAGATACACAAATACCTCTATTTCGCTCAAAAAGGCCCCTATTTCGCGTTTCTCCCTTCAGACGGTGGATAACTCGTCCGGAGCATCAGAGGGCTCCTGCTGGTCAAATCTGATTGAACAGGCTATACATATTCGCTTGAACTTCTCCAGCAAATGAAAAAAGACCGCCCTCCACGCCTGGAGAGCGGTCTGCTCATTTGTGATACTTATTCAGTTTTCGACGGGTGTTCCGGATCTTTTCCTGTCCAGGTGCGTCCAGGATCGTCAGATCCCAGCGTCGTTTCCTGATTCTCTCACAGGATTCGGTGAAGGTCTTATATCGTTCGCATTCCGTATGACATCCGACGAACCTGTCCGGGCATCCTCTGCACGGAGCCATCACGGCAATCACTTCGTTTCGATTTTTGCCTGTTCCATTTTCAGCTCTTTGACCATCGCTTCGATCAGAGCCCGGGTGGTATCTTCGATCTGAGCAGGATCGACGATGTAGCCTTGCTGGTAGAGCAGATCAACAACATACTTCAACTTCTCCTTCCCCTGGTCGGAGTTGTAGAGCTGTTCAGCGGCATACACAGCCGTCTTCACTGCAATTCTCAGGAGCTCGATCTGCTTTCCGGTCATCTTCTCCTTTACGGCGGGGATGACATACTTCATCAGCAGCCCGAAAATCAGGGTGATCACCGAAAGGATGATCGGGGTCAGGTCAATCTGAACCGATCCAAGTTGTAGCATAGGGCATTCTCCTTTCTATTCCCTCAGCCCAGGCTGAGGAATTTCGTCATGATGTACCAGCCCTTCCGGCGACCATAAGAGACTTTCGTCCACTGGTTGCCCTTAGAGTCTGTTACGCAGTTATAGGCATCAACACAGACCATGGCACCAACGGGAACGTCATCATACAGTTTGCAGCTCGTCGTGGGCTGCGCCCTCATGTGGACAGGCTTCCCGTTTTCTGACCAGACGGTTGCATCCTCGATCAGGATGTGCGGATCCGGATCAGGTACCGGCTCCGGGTATGGTTCCGGAGAAGGCGCAGGCCCAGGGACGTCCTCTGTCAGGAAATCTTCCATCATCCAGCCGACGAAGCCGTGATACTTCACATAGGCCCAGCCTTTGCCGTTGTCCTTCGTCCATGTCACAGACGCGCCATAGGGCACCCGCTCCACCAGCGCAGCCTGCTTACTGGCTTTTCTCCGAATGTTCGCGGACTTTCCGTCCGGCGTAGTCACATACATGGTCTTGGTGACCGGCGTCGGTTCCGGATCGGGTCCAGGCTCCGGCGAGGGGCTCCCGCCGTAGTCCACATCCTTCAGCTTCCCCCAGTAAGCCCATTTGCCGATGGTGGAATCCGTCTTCGCGACAGGGCTGGTGCAGTGCGTGATTTCCAGCGGATTGACGCTGGTCACGAATCCGATGTGGCTCAGGTTGCCGGGCTCGGTTCCGTACCACTTGTTTCCCTTGTCGGCATCCGTCCAGGGTTTGCACTTGAACACGGCCATGCCGACCTGCAGATCCTTGGCGCTGGTGATCTTTCCGGTCTCAGAACAGTATTCCCGGAAGATCGTGTTGCTGCCGTGGTAGATCTTCGCGCCCTGGTCGCGGTACATTTTGACGAACATGCCGGAACAGTCAATGCCGTTTTTGTCGTTCGTCCCCGGTGACTCATACGGCCATCCGATGCACTCGTGCGCGGAATCAATCATTTTGTTCAGATCCAGCATCAGCCATTACCTCCTTCTCCTTCATCCTCTTCGCTTACAGAACCTTCTTCATCGCTATCGTCTCCCTTCTCGGTCTTCTTTCCGGAAATAGTCTGCGCTATGCCTTTCAGACTCAGCTCCATCTTCGTCTTTTCCAGCATGGCCAGCAGCCCCTTTTCATAGGTGCTGTTCTTCGTGTACGCCCAGGTGTCCAGCATCTTGTTCGCCGTCACGATCAGCACCAGGTACACGCAGGCAATAGCCGTCTCCGGCTGGAAGTAGATCAGCACGGCAATGATCAGCAGATACAGCCCCCAGAATACCGCGCCGTATCTGGCCAGCCGTTTGGAAAACTGCTTTCTTGGATCAAACTGTTTCACCGCTCATCACACCTTTTTGATCAGGCCGTTGGTGTATTTCTGCAGGTCATCCCGGGCCTTCTGCATCTGATCGGCGTTTCCGTTATGCAGCTCGTGATCCAGAATCGCCGTCAGGGCATCGGCGGTTACCTGCATTCCGTCCTTGATCGTGTCGATTGAACTGTTCAGATTCTTGATGGAAGTCTCGTGGTTATCAAGCCGGCTCTTATCGGTGGTCAGCTTTGTCTCGATATCCTTGAATCGCGGTTCCAGCTTTTCCAGCACCTTCTCCGCGATCTCATCGGTCAGATCCTTGTCGGCCAACTTGTTCTTCTTTTCCTTCCGTTCATGCTCTTTCCGAGCGATTTCAACAACCTTGTAAACCAGCACTACGACTGCGCAGAGCCCCAGAAGCACCAGAACAAAGTTCCAGAGCATTTCCGGGGTGACTCCCTCAATCGGCTGTACCTGAGTCATGGTCCTCACCGCCATTTCTGAAATTGTTTTTGATATGAAAAAGGCGCCGGGCCTGTCAGGCTTCCGGTGCCGAATGTCTTACGAGAACGTAATCATGGCAGATTTTCTCTCGCAGTCCGTTGTCGTTTGTGTGTTTCAGAATCCCGAGATAACTCTGGATAACGCTCTGTGCATATTCCAGAGGAACCTCACCTCGTCCGTACGCTTCCCGGACGAAATCCAGATGCCGTTTCATCTGCAGGGACGTGCTCTTCCGCAGGTGAATCTCCCGCGGCGTGACCACCTTTCCGATGAATTCGCATCCTTCCTCTACCGGAATCACGGCCGTCTTGTTGTTCAGCTGCAGACCGAAGTTTTCCCGGAGGAAATCATCTGTCGCGCCGACAATATCCCAGGCCTGCTGTTTGGAATCCACGATCGCGGCCATGTCATCCATATATCGAATGTACTTTGGCGCTTGCAGCACCCGTTTGATGTAATGGTCAACCGGCGTCAAAACCACGTTGGCCGTCATCTGACTGATCAGAGAGCCAACCTGCATCCCGATGCCGCTGACCATTTCAACGTCCAGCGGGTCAGAGTATTCCAGCGGCATCCCGAAGGGCCTGCCGTCGCTCCGGATCATGGTTTCCAGGTACCACATCATGTCTATGTCATCAATCGGCTTTCCGAGCTCGCGCAGCTGCACATCGATCGGGATCCGGAAAAAGAATTTCTGAATGTCCATCTTGACGATGTAATTCATTCCCGGCTTCCATTTCGCGTGTCTCATCCATCCCTGCAGCACGTCGCAGGCTTTGATCTGTCCCTTGCCCGGTATGGATCCGTAGGAATGCTCGTAGAAGCTCTTCGCGTAGATGGGCCACAGAACATGATACGCGGCGCAGTTCATCACGCGGTACTTGAAAGGCAGCGCGTGGATAAGCCGAACCTTGGGGAAATACTCATAAAAGGCATGGACCCCATTCACGATCAGATCCTTGTAGATCAGATGATTCTGGGCGTCGATCAGATTGTCTTCCAGATGCGCGGAATAGGAGAGCACCTCCGGCTTGAACCGCTTGTTCTCGCGGGCCAGCTTGTATCCGTCGTACAGATTCTCGTATTGGAAAAACCGTTCGTAGAGTCCGCTGTACTTCTCCATATTCCTGCCCTCATCCAGTGCGCTGTTTGCCGGCCCGGGTTCTCCGGACAGGTTCCACCGCTGTATCCCTTTTCCTGCCATTGCTGGCCGCGGAGTCAGACCCCTTTATCACCACCGGTACTGGAAACAGGCCCGTGAGCCTG